ACGCGCACAAATGCTGAAAGAACTGCTCCCCGGTCTAAACGCCTTGTTTGGCTTGGAATACGAGCGGTATGACGACGAGCACACGATGATTTACGAAAGTGAGTCATCTGAGCGTTCGTTTGAGGAAGAGGTGAAGCTGTCTGGATTCGGTGCGGCACCGGTCAAAGCTGAAGGCGCGGCCATCAGCTACGACTCTGCCCAAGAGTCTTTTACTGCTAGGTATAATCACGAAACGATTGCTCTCGGCTTCAGTATCACAGAAGAAGCAATGGAGGACAATCTATATGACTCATTGTCTGCAAGATATACAAAAGCTCTTGCAAGGGCAATGGCTCATACCAAGCAGGTGAAAGCGGCGAATCCACTTAACAACGGCTTCGGCACTTTCCAATCTGGTGACGGCGTAACGCTGTTCAGCACGGCTCACCCGCTGGTAAATGGTGGCACCAATGCCAACCGTCCTACCACTGCGGCTGATCTGAACGAAACCTCGCTGGAAGATGCTGTGATTAACATCGCCGCATTTACCGACGAGCGTGGTCTGCTGATCGCGGCACGTCCCCGTCGTTTGATCGTTCCACCCGCGCTTCAGTTTGTAGCAACTCGCTTGCTCGAAACTGATGGCCGTGTTGGTACGTCTGACAACGACATCAACGCCCTTCGTAACAACGGTTCGATTCCAGAAGGCTACTCAGTCAATCACTTCTTGACTGACACCAACGCCTTCTTTGTCATTACCGATGTACCGAATGGCATGAAGCACTTCCAGCGCACAGCGTTGGAGACCTCAATGGACGGCGACTTTGACACCGGCAATGTTCGGTACAAGGCTCGTGAGCGATACAGCTTCGGCGTATCCGATCCTCTGGGCATCTACGGATCACCCGGAACGTCCTAATCCTACGGGGGCTTCGGCCCCCTTTTTATTCCTGACTAATTGTTCCACATGGAACATTAGACCCAGCCAAGACAGGAGACCCCCATGGCTAATTCTACCTTTTCCGGTCCCGTTAGATCCGAAAGCACCTTCAAAACCATCAGCAAAAACTCTACCACCGGCACGATTACCGAGGTCGCCACTATTGGTGATGGCCCCGTAAGCCTTGCAGATGGCAACGTCACGCTTACCAATGCCACCCACAGCGGCAGAATCCTTTTCGTCCCAGATGGCGGACAAGACAACACCTACACGTTGCCTGCGCCTATTGCGGGCTCTATGTTTAGGTTTGTCTATGCTGGCGGTGCGGCAGATGCCACTGATGCGCTTATTGTTACTCCGGGTAACACCAACTTCTATATCGGCGGTGTTACCTTATTGGATACAGATGGTGACGCAATCAGCAGTGTTTTTTCTAATGGAAGCTCAAACAGCAGTATTCAATTAAACGTGCCTGCTGGATTTGATGTAACCATCGTTGGCTTGAACACGACGAACTACCAAATCTTCGGAAATGTTACGAGCACAACTGCGCCTGCATTTGCCGATCAATAATCTTGTCGGGGGCTTCGGCCCCCATTATTGGAGGCTGTTATGGCTGATACAGTTACAAGCAAAACCATTGAGGACGGTCCCCGCACAGCAATTATTGCGTTTACAAACGTAAGCGATGGGACTGGCGAGTCCGCTGTTACGAAGGTGGACGTTTCTGCGCTTTCCTCAGACCCGATGGGTAAAGGCGCCTGCACTGGCGTCAACATAGAGTGCATCTGGTTCTCTACTGTCGGCATGGGCGTGAAGATTTTGTTTGATGCCAGCACCGACGTTCTGGCATGGGAAGTGCCTGCGGACTACGCAGATACTGCGGATTTTTCTGAGTTTGTTGGATTGGTAAATAACGCAGGCTCAGGCAAGACAGGTGATATCAACTTTACAACTGTGGGTCATTCTTCTGGCGACTCCTACAGTATCGTTCTCAAGCTGAAGAAGAGCTACGGCTAATGAGAGAGTATTACAAGAAAGGCGGTAAGACTAAGACTAAGAAAAAGTCTAAATCTCGCGTGAATGAGGCTGGTAATTATACAAAGCCCACCATGCGTAAGCGTCTGTTTAACAAGATAAAAGCTGGGGGAAAAGGTGGCAAGCCGGGGCAGTGGTCTGCCCGTAAAGCACAAATGCTTGCTCAACAGTACAAGAAAGCTGGCGGTGGGTATAAAGACTGATGGCAGAACTAACTTTGGCGCAAAAGCGCAAGATGATTGCTGAGCTGAAGAAAGCGTCGAAAACGCACGCGGCCCAAGCGGCACGGCTCGAAAAGACGCTTCCCAAGAAAAAGAAGAATGGCTCTTAAAAAATCGCAAAAGTCGCTCAAAAAATGGACTAAGCAGAAGTGGCGCACAAAGTCTGGCAAGCCCAGCACTCAGGGCAAAAAAGCTACTGGCGAGCGTTATCTGCCCGAGAAGGCGATCAAGTCGCTGTCTGACAAGGAGTACGCGGCAACCAGCCGTAAAAAGCGAGCCGATACCAAAAAGGGCAAGCAACACTCCAAGCAACCCAAAAAGGTGGCCAAGAAGACGGCGAGGCATCGAAAGTAATGCGTGCGTATTACAGGTCTGGCGGAAAGGTCAAGAAGAAGTCTATGGCTTGTAACAAGCCAAGGCGCACCCCCGGACACTCAAAGAAAAAGTTTGTGGTCAAGGCGTGTGAGGACGGCAAAGAGAAGCTGATCCGCTATGGCGACAAAAACATGAAGATCAAAAAGAATCAGCCGGGAAGGCGAAAGTCGTTCCGTGCTAGGCACAAGTGTGACTCTAATCCACCAAGCAAGCTGTCGGCTCGCTATTGGTCGTGTAAGAACTGGTGATGATATGCCGATAAGCAGAGCGCAGATGGGCAAGCAGATCAAAAACGCGCCCAAGTCTAGGAAGATAAAGGCGGCTAAGTGTAGAAATGGCTTGGCTCGCAAGGGCAGGACAAGAGGAAGGAAGGTCTAATGGCCACGAGCGGAACAACCGGCTTTACTCTGGACTTGTCAGACGTTATCGAAGAAGCGTATGAGCGAGCTGGTCTGGAGCTGAGAAGCGGCTATGACTATAAAACAGCTCGACGTAGCCTAGACCTACTTATGTTGGAATGGCAGAACAGGGGGTTGAACCTTTGGACTGTTAGAGACGCGACAGTTTCTCTTGTTGCCGGGACGGCGTCATACACTCTTGGCGTTGACAAGTTAGACATTATTGAGGGATTGCTTCGCACAGACGCTGGGGATACATCAAAGCAGTCTGATCTAACCATGCAGAGAATCTCTGTTAGTCAGTATGCACATCAAACAAACAAGCTAACACAGGGTAGGCCGTTACAGTACTACGTTGAGCGCAAGCCAACCGGCATAACACTTCACTTCTGGCCTGTCCCTGATGCCACAACGAGCTACACCTTTGCTTATTACTATATGGACAGGATTGAGGATAGCGGTAGGCCGGCATCAAACAATATGGACGTTCCGGCAAGGTTTTTGCCGTGCTTGGTTGCTGGGCTTGCCTATCAGGTCGCGAGCAAAAGGCCCGAGGCATTGCAGTTGGCGCCGGCACTCAAGCAGGTTTACGAAGAGCAGTGGAATCTAGCGTCTGATGCGGCAAGAGAAAAGGCCGCTCTGTATGTTGCGCCCGGAGGCTACAGCAATATATGAGTAGTTATGCCAAGGGTAAAAAAGCATTTGGCTTTTGCGACAGAACTGGATTTAGGTATCCGCTGAGAGACCTTGTTCGCCAGATAGAAGACGGTAGATGGAATGGTCTGTTGGTGGGTCGTGATGTTGTTGATCAAGATCAGCCTCAGCTAAAGCTCGGTGATGTTAACGCAAGCGATCCACAGGCGCTCAGGTTTCCAAGGCCAGACGATAGCCTAGATGAAAGCCGTGCGCTTTCTGCCTTTGATCCTGTTGGCGGGGGAAATACTGCCTTGGGTAGCCGCACCGTCGGTCTGGACATGGCTGGGGAAGTGGGCCGTGTGACGGTGGAGATATCTTAATGGCTTTCACTTTTACCACTCTGAAGCAGGCTATACAGGACTACACAGAGTCAAATGAGACAACATTCGTCAATAACCTGACGACAATCATAAAACAAGCCGAAGACAGAATACTGAAGCGGTGTCAGCTCCCTGATTTCAGGAAGAATGTTACTGCTAACATGTCGTCAGCAAACCAGTATCTGGCGATGCCGACTGACTTCTTGACGCCATACTCGCTTGCGATAGACAACTCGGGATACGACTACCTTATATTCAAAGATGTAAACTTTGTTAGGCAGGCATATCCGTCCTCGTCGACAACTGGCATACCTAAGTATTACGCAATATTCAGCGATACCTTTTTTTTGATTGGTCCGACGCCAAATGCGAATTTTGCAGTGGAGCTACACTACTTTCACAAGCCAGAATCCATCACAGCGGCCTCGTCAGGAACCAGTTGGCTTGGCACTAACGCGGAGTCAACCCTGCTGTATGGTTGTCTTCTGGAGGCATACACATTCCTGAAAGGCGATGCTGACCTAATGCAGTTGTACGCACAGAGGTACGAGGACGCAGTCGCTCGGCTTGAAGAGCTTGGTGAGGGCTACAATACGACGGACAGCTATCGCAGTGGCGCCGTGAGAAAGCCTAGAACGTAATGCTTGAGCTTGAGGTGGGGAGTGTTGCGGTTCAGACAACCACTAACCGTGGTTTTACCCCGGAGGAGGTGGCTGAAAGGTGCCTAGACAGGATCATTAGTGTGTCCTCCTCAGCTCCTCAGGCGCTCAAAGATCAGGCGCTTGCATATCGCAAAGATATCCGGGATGTTTTGTTGTTTTACATGCGTGAGGCGATAAACAGTGATCGCACTACTATTTACAATGCTCTGGTAGACGCAGGGCAAAAAGACCTAGCCGAGGCTATCAGGAGGCTTTGAATGGCTTTTAGTGGAAACTTTATGTGTACCTCGTTCAAGCAAGAGTTGCTTGAGGGCGTGCACAACTTTAAGAATTCTGGCGGGAACACGTTCAAGCTGGCCATGTATACCAACAGCGCCTCTTTTACTGCGGCGACAACCGCGTATACCACTTCAAACGAGGTTAGCGGCACAGGGTACACTGCTGGCGGAGCATCCTTGACTAGAGTAGATCCAACAACGTCCAGCACTACGGCGTTTACGGACTTTTCTGACTTAACATTTAGCACGGCGACTGTGACCGCTCGGGGAGCGTTGATATACAACGACAGCGCATCAGGAGATCCAACTGTTGTTGTGCTGGACTTTGGCGCAGATAAGACATCTACAGCCGGAGATTTTACGATTGTGTTTCCCACGGCTGATGCGAGTAACGCGATTATTCGGATAGCGTAATGGCTGATGTCATTGTCCCCCTCACTGGGTGGGGGCGAGATGGCTGGGGCGCCCTCGGCTGGAATGAGGGTAGTGTCACCAACTCAGGAGCTACAGGTGGCGTAGGATCTGTTTCGGTCACTGCCGACGCAAGCGTATCTGTTACAGGGCTTTCCGCTACAGGCTCGGTTGGTTCCGCAACGGTTACAGCAGGGGCCAGTGTAAGCGTCACGGGACTCTCTGCAACTGGCTCTGTGGGCTCGGTCACTGTTGTTGCTGAGGCTAACGTAAGTGTTACGGGGCTTGCGGCAACAGGTTCTGTGGGGTCGGTAACAACCACCGCAGATTCAAACACAAGTGTCACAGGGCTTGCGGCAACCGGATCGGTTGGCTCAGTCACTACGACAGCGGGCGCAAGTGTTTCTGCAACAGGTCTTGCGGCAACGGGCGCTGTCGGCTCCGTTACGATTCAGACTGTTAACAATATAGACGTTACGGGCGTTTCGGCTACCGGAGGTGTTGGGTCTGTTACCACCGTGGCTCAAGCGGGCGTGTCCGTAGAGGGCGTGTCTGGCTCGGGCGAGGTTGGTTCTGTACTGGTCTGGGGTGTAATTGTTCCAGATCAAACACCAAATTATGTAGAGATTGAGCCCTCTCAGTCTGCGGGCAATTCAGAAATAAGTCCTTCTCAGTCAGCAGGATACTCGACAATAAGCCCGTCGCAGTCACCCGGATGGACAGAGGTGGCTCCGTCACAAACGCCAAACTATGAAGATATTGCGGCATAAGAGGATTGGTTAATGGCCAGCACTTATACAACTAACCTTGGTATTGAGAAGATTGGAACTGGCGAGCAGTCAGGGACATGGGGCGATACCACCAACACTAACTTTGACATCTTAGATGAAGCGGTTAATGGAATTATTTCAATCACGCTTTCTTCTGCGGGAAGCTCTGGGTCTCCTACAGCTCTGCCTATAACGGACGGAGCCTCATCGAACGGTAGAAACAAATTCATTGAGTTTGTGGACGGCGGGGATTTGGGTGGCACGGCATATGTGCAACTTACGCCAAATGACGCCGAAAAGATTGTCCACATCCGTAACAGCCTGTCTAGTAGCCGGTCGGTCATTGTTTTTCAGGGCACTTACAACGCATCCAATGACTTTGAGATTGTAAACGGCGCAGATGTTCTGCTGAAGTTTAATGGCGGTGGATCAGGGGCCACAGTCACAGACGTCAATGTTGACTTGACAGTGACAGGCGCAACGATTGCCACTGCTGACATCAACGGTGGAGCTATTGACGGCACCGTTATTGGAGGGGCCTCTGCCGCCGCAATCACTGCCACAACCATTACTGGCACCACTATAACCGCCAGCACAGCGGCAGTCCCAGATGCCAGTGATGGCGCAACGCTGGGATCAGCCTCTTTGGAGTGGTCTGATCTGTACCTTGCAGACGGTGCCGTTGTGTTTTTTGGCGATGACCAAGACATTACGTTGACGCACGTTGCAGATACGGGTCTGACACTTAAACACGCCAATACCGGGGACGACAAGTTTCCCACGTTCTTATTAGCCACCGGCGATACAGATATTGCCGCAGATGACAAGCTGGGTGTAATTAACTTTCAGGCTCCCGATGAGGGCGCAGGCACAGACGCAATACTGGTTGCCGCGGGCATAGAAGCTGTATCTGAGGGTGATTTTAGCGCCTCAAGCAACGCTACCTCACTTGTATTCAAAACAGGCGCAAGTGAAGCCGCCGCTGAAAAAATGCGCGTTGATAGTGCGGGTAATGTAGGTATTGGCACTACGAGCCCTTCATCTTTTTACGCGACAGAATTAGTGGTTTCGGGTTCAGATGAGGGTGGCGTTACGTTGGCGGCTGAAGGTACAACTTTTACTAACTACCTTGCGTTTGCCGATGGTACAAGTGGCGATGCTCGGTTCAGGGGTCAAATTCGTTACGATCATAATGACGATAGCCTAAGTTTAGTTTCCTCGGGCTATGCGAGAATACTTACAAGCTCAAGCAGGACCGAGGCTCTGCGTGCGGATGCTTCTGGCGACATCTCAATTGGCTCATCTTCAAACCATGCCGGTGCAAGAGTTGTTATTAACGACACCCCGCCAACGGCCTTTGGCAGTCCGATGTTTCAAGTCGGTCAAGAGACATTCACGGGTAGCGGGATGTACTCTATTGGTTTTGGGTACACGGCTGGAAGTTACACGGAGCCGCCCGTAGAGATTGCCGCGATCACAACATCAGATTCTGGCGGCACAAAAGCCGACATTGTTTTTGGCACTAGAAATGCAACAACAAACACTGCTGTTACAGAGCGTGTGCGTATTGACAGCTCTGGAAACGTGGGGATTGGCTGTAGTCCAAGCAGGCTATTAGATATTGAAAATTCTGGTGGCGCCGCATTTGTATCAATTGTTTCGAGCACTAGCGATAACACGGGTTTATTTTTCGGTGACACTGACAGCGATTCGCGTGGTCGCGTCGAGTATGAAAATGCCAATGATGCGATGAAGCTGTACACAGCAGGCTCAACGAGAGTCACCGTTGATAGCTCTGGTAATTTCTTGGTCGGAACAACTACGTTGGGCGGCGATGGCATCAGCCTTTTGCCACGCTACTCTGGAAGTAGCACAACCTCGCAAATACGATTCAATCGCGCCGCTACGTCAACGGAAGGCACGGCGCTCCTGTTTATGGACAACAGCGTCATCAAGGGATCTATTAAGTATACCAACAGCGCCACATCCTTTAACACATCGTCCGATCAGCGGCTTAAAGAAAATATTGTTGACGCTCCGGCAGGCAATATTGACGACATACGAGTTCGTTCTTTCGATTGGAGGGTTGACGGTTCTCATCAAAAATACGGCGTGGTAGCACAAGAATTGGTCAATGCGGCACCGGAAGCGGTTACCGTAGAGGATGATGAGGAAAAAACTATGCAAGTGGATCACTCCAAACTTGTCCCAATGATGATCAAAGAAATCCAAGATTTGAAAGCCGAAGTAGCGGCACTGAAAGGAGTGTAAAATGGCACACACATGGACCGTCCCGGCGATGGATTATGACGTTTCATCAGGCGGTAAAACTAACGTAGTGACTACCGTACACTGGCGCTGTTCAAAAACTGATGGCGATCACAGCGGATCATCTTATGGGTCTGTAGGGCTTGCGGCTCCGAGCGGGTCTTTTGTTGAGTGGGCTGATATTACAGAAGCAACTGCCGTTGGTTGGGCTAAAGCGGCTTTAGGCGCTGATGAAGTGAGTGCCATTGAGGCCGGTATTGACGCACAGATTGCAGAAAAGGCCAACCCCACGACAGGCGAAGGCGTTCCGTGGTCGTCAAGCTAGAGCTTAGTGTAGAAGAGGTTAACTCTGTGCTACAGGTTTTAGGTGAGATGCCTACTAGGTCAGGTGCATGGCCCTTGGTTGTGAAGATCAAAGAGCAGGCTGAAAGTCAGGTCGAGCCAGAAGCAGAAAGCAATGACTAATGGACCCGTTATCCATGATCGCGATGGCGTCTACCACGTTCAAGGGCATCAAGACGCTGGTAGACAGAGGCGCAGAGATTGAGCATGTAGCTCAGAAGCTCGGGGCTTGGTATGGCTATGCGGCTGATATCAAGCAAATCGAAAAAGAAGCGGAAAGTCCCGGTATATTTAAGAAACTGTTTGATGGGAATACCGTTGAACAGCAGGCGCTTAATAGCGTCATTGCAAAGAAAAAGCTAGAAGAGCAAGAGAAGCAAATCAGAGAGCTGATCGTTTGGGCGTATGGCGTCGAAACTTATCAGGAGATGATCATGCTTCGCAGAAAAATTAAGGCTCAACGCGAGCAAGCCATATACAAGCAAAGGCGAAGACGCCGGATGTTTGTCGACGGGGTTCTTTTGCTTATCGGTTTGGCGGTGGGGGCTAGTATAATTTACGGGACGGTAATATTTATACGGGGAGCATCATGAAAAGACTGTTTATCTTGCTGGGCTTTGTGTCTGCGTCTGTCATGGCGAAGACAGTTATTCTGTATGACGACGGCACTCAATACACCGTGGAGAATAACGAGAAAGTGTACGTCAGTGATTACTCTCAGCTATACCACTTCAAGCAGTGGGGTAACGGCAACATAGATTTGAGAAAGGTGTCGCCAAGCGTCAAGCGTGATCATGTGTACCAAGAGCCGAGTGGCGAGGGCGAGTTAGGCAGTCCGCAGTGGTGTGAGACGTATGTTCCTTGGTCAGAAGGACTGAACTTCAACATGACCGCGTGGCAGAAAGTTTGCGATGTCAATAACGATGGCATTTACGATATGTGTGACTATTACGAGCCTACCGGCATCCAGACGTTTGAAGAAATCGAATGGCAGGACAGGTGCAACGACGGTGATCATTGGGATGGCTCGTAAAAGTCTTAGGGTGAAGGTTGCACGCGCAATTACTCAGACTCGGCGTGATGTCAAGAATGCTGTGGCTCGCGTAAAGGGCCGTATCTGGACCCTCCAGACTGACCTCAGATTGCGCTTGAAAAAAGCCAAAAAGGCTCTCCGTAAGGCGTGGAGTAAGTTCTGGAAATGAACGAGCAAAGACTGGAGCGAATTGAAAGCAAGCTCGATAAGGTGTCGTATTCGGTAGCGGACTTTGCTCGGATAGAAGAAAGACTGCTTTCAGCGTTTAAGCGGCTGGAGCGGCATGAAAGGCAGATTGATCGCCACTCTGATGACATTAAAACTCTTACCAGTAGTGTGCTGACAAACTCTCGAACGCTTCATTTTGGTGAGCGGATGTTCTGGATCATGGTTACCGCTGGCGTGTCGCTGGCTGTCTATTTGGGGAGCTGAGTATGTTGCAGGCATTGATCGGGCCAGTTACAGGGTTGCTAGATAAATTTATTCCAGATGCGGATGAGAAGGCGAAACTTGCACATGAAATTGCAACCATGTCAGAGCGACACGCACAGGAGCTTGCTAAAGGGCAGTTGGAGATCAACAAAGCTGAGGCGGCACATAAATCACTGTTTGTCGCAGGCTGGCGTCCCTTTGTTGGCTGGACTTGTGGTGTTGCTCTGGCTTGGCATTTCGTTGGTCAGCCTCTTGTTGTTTTTGGTATTACAGTTGCTGGTGTGGAAACCCCTGAATTACCTGTATTTGAGATGGAAAGCCTACTCACAGTTCTTCTCGGAATGCTCGGTCTTGGTGGTTTACGAACCCTTGAAAAAACCAAAAATATAGCTCGAGAAAAATGACACCAGAGACATTCGATAAGTGGCGCGTCGTACCAAGAGTGCTGGTTCTGATGATGGCGTGGGCTACTTGGGACGTGATTCACTGGTTTACAACCCTATCTGACCCCACGTTCGAGCAGGCCGGTCTTGTGTCTGTGTGTACGGGCGCCATGACAGCCGTATTTGGCCTATTTCTGGGGCAAGGGAAGAAGGAATGAATTATTTCTCAGAGGATGAGCTGAGATGTCAGCACAGCGGCGAGTATAAGTTTGACGCCGACATACTGAAAATACTAAACGCGATTCGTAAAGAGTTTGGTCCTATGCCTGTCACCAGTGGGTATCGCTGTCCTGAGCATCCGATAGAAGCGAAAAAGCAAAAACCGGGGGCGCATACCACAGGAAAAGCGGTTGATATCGGTGTGAGTCGGGCAGATGCCTACAAACTAATTGAGATTGCTCTAGCTCATGGATGTCCAAGAATAGGCGTCAACCAGAAAGGTGAGGGGCGTTTTGTACATTTGGACTGGGATTATGATCGACCATATCCAACCGTTTGGTCATATTAGCGAGGTATAGCTGTGCCGCTGTCGAAGATTGCATTTGCCCCCGGCATAAACAAAGAAGGCACCCAGTACACCGCTGATTCTGGCTGGTTTGATTCTGACAAGATACGCTTTCGGAAGGGCCGCGTTGAAAAAATTGGCGGCTGGCAAAAATACATGGCGAGTGCAATCAAGGGCGTGGCTCGCTCTTTGATGGACTGGGGCACGAAAGATGGCCAGATATTCCTTGGTATTGGCACTAACCTAAAGTTTTATATTGAGTCAGGCAAGTCGTTAAACGACGTGACGCCGATCAGGGCCACAACAACCAACGCCGCGACCTTTGCGGCGACAAATGGATCGTCGTCTTTGACGATTACCGATAGCTCTCATGGGGCGGTAGCAGGCGATTTTGTAACATACTCTGGAGCGGCTACGCTCGGCGGCAATATTACTGCGGCGGTGATCAATCAGGAGTATCAGATAGATGTTGTTCTTACTGCCAACACGTACACAATAACGGCAGTAGACACTAGTGGAAGTGCTGTTACTGCAAATTCTAGTGATACAGGCAATGGCGGTGGTTCTGTAACTGCGGCATATCAGCTCACCACAGGTCTAAACGCTTATGTGGGATCAACTGGATGGGGCGCTGGCGCATGGAGCGCAGGCGCGTGGGGCTCTTCGACCTCGCTGATACTGGGAAATCAGCTTCGACTGTTTAGTCAGGACGCCTTTGGTGACGATTTAGTTTTTAATCCTCGGGCGGGCAGTGTCTTTTTTTGGGACAAGTCAGCGGGCCTCTCCACCAGAGCTGTTGATATCAGCACCCTGAGCGGGGCAAGTAATACACCTACAGCCGCGCTTCAGGTAATGGTTTCAGACATAGATCGTCATGTTATTTGCTTTGGTGCAAACGCTATTGGAAGTTCGGACCTAGATCCGCTCTTGGTTCGCTGGTCTGATCAAGAGAATGTTGCGAACTGGACTCCGACAGCCACAAACAGCGCCGGCGGTCAGGTTCTTTCTGTTGGCACTCAGATTGTGGGCGCAGTAAAGACAAGACAAGAAATCATCATAAGCACTGATAGCGGCCTTACATCTATGAGGTTTGTTGGTGCACCGTTTGTTTTTTCGTTCACTCCTGTCGCAGAGCATGTCCGATTTTGCTCGCCCAATGCCTCTGTTGTTGCGGCAGATACTCTTTACTTTATGGACCCCGGCGGGTTTTATGTCTACAGGGGTGCAGTCCAAAGACTGCCATGCTCTGTTCACAGGTATGTTTTTGACAACCTCAATTATGATCAGATATACAAGGTATTTGCGACGACAAATGCCGATTACTCTGAGGTAACGTGGTATTACCCTATTGGATCTAACAGCTCAGACATCACTAACTATGTGTCATACAACTACTTGGAGCAGGTGTGGGCTGTGGGCACCCTGAGTCGTGGCGCATACATACCGACGGCGACACAACAATACCCGATTGCGGCGACAAATGATGTCGATAACCCGCTCACCAACTACCTATTTAACCATGAGATTGGCTACGACGGAGACGGCGCAGAGATAGCCGCCTTTGTTGAGTCTGGCGACCTTGGCGTTGGTGACGGTGAGGCTTTTATGATGGTCAATCGGATTATCCCCGACTTTACATTTACGGGCGACAAGACCGAGGCAAGCCTAGAAATAAAGCTGAAGGGCAGAAACTTTCCGCTTGAGGATGCGTCTGACTTGTCAACAGCAACAGTGACCAGCTCAACAACGCAATCTCACGTCAGGGCCAGAGCCCGAGAGCAGATTGTCAGGATACAGTCCAGCGGTCAGGGATATGGCTGGTCTCTGGGTGATCTTCGCTTAGGAATCAGAACGGACGGAAGACGATAATGGCGGCATCCAGACCCTTACCTGTAGCGACAGCACAATACGATGCAGAAAACGAGCAGATATCCAGACGAACGATAGAAAACTCGTTTCAGGACTTAGAGACTAAGGTTGATGGTAACACCACCAAGACGAGCAAAACGTCGTCTCTGGCGCTTCGCCGGTTCCAGTTCTTGCTGATGGGAGCCTCTAGTGGCTGATGCGATAAAGGTTCTTGGTCAAGCAGATGTCAGCGCGACGACCACAACCACGCTGTATTCAGTACCAGATCTAACGCAAACAACTTGTAGCTCACTTGTTATATGTAACAGGGGCGGATCTGGCATCACGTTCCGCGTGAGCATTCATGTAGACAATGCCAGCGCAGACGACAAGCAGTTTATTTTTTATGACGAAGACTTAGCGGCCACCACGTCGAGAACAGTGGTGATTGGCCTGTGTTTGGGTCAAAAGGACGTGGTCAAGGTCTATGCAAGTGCGGCTAATGTCAGCTTCAACTTATTTGGTGTAGAGACAAGCTAATGATGAATCAATATCCAGCTAAGCCAATGATGGATCAGATGGCGCAGTATGGGCGTTATGGCGACTCCATGCTGGTGCATATGAACCCAGTGGAGGTTGCAGGGATCGCGTCACTGTCTCCCACGGGGCAACTAACGACCAATCCGGTTACCGGCCAGCCAGAAGCGTTTCTGCCCTTGCTTTTCGGCGGACTGGGCAGTTTGCTCAATCTCACCCCGTTGATGACAGGCGTTCTTAGTGGCGTTGGCACTGCGGCTGTTACAGGAGACCTGAAGCGCGGCTTGATCAGCGGATTGACCGCCGGATTTGCTGGCGTTGCTGGTGATGCTCTGAGTGCCGCAGAGACTGGTGCTGAAGTCGCTGATACTGTGGTGGGGAATGTTCCCGGCGCAATAGACACAACGGTTGCTGGTTCTGATGCTCTTTATGGCGCCGAGGCACTGGCAGATTTAACCACTACTACCCCAGAAATTGCCGCACAGGTGGCGGCTGATCCGACACTCCTAGATCAAGCCAGAGGGGTCGTGCCAGACTTTCTAAAAGAAAGGCCAGACTTCCTGAAGAATGTAGCGACAGACTTTGACCCGACATTTACTCAAGCATTTGTTCCTGCCGCAATAGGGCAGTCCACTCTTGAGCAGATGGACGTGCAAGAGGACTTTGAGCGGGCCGCAAGAGCCCGAATGGCCGAAGCGGAAGAGAAAAAAGCACAGTCCACAGCTGATCTACAATTTGGCTTTGCGATGGCACAGCCAGACGCTCCAAGGGGCAGAAGCCCTATGAGAGATCGGATGGATCGTTACATACGGGACTACGGCACCGACCTGTATGCGGCGGGTGGCGGTCAAATGCCCACAATGGAAATGCAGGTTGGCGGCGCGGCCGCCGCCGCAGAGCAATATTTGCGCCAACTGTATCAGCAAAGTGGCTCGTCTTTGCCTTATGAACAGTGGGTCCAAGAGACTTTCGGGAACCAAGGAGGCCAAGGAGGCCAAGGAGGCCAAGGGGGTGTCGACACTACGCCTGCTGTAACAACAGACACTCTCGGCCCGATAAATGTGCCACCTACCGATCAAGAAGCGGCTGTTCTTGCGGCGGCTAGAGGAAATACCGCTCTTAGCCCACAAGATCAGCAGATTCTGGAGGGGTATTACAACCGCTACGAGCAGGAAAGGCAGAACCGAGCATCCCAGATTACCGATACGGGCAGTGATTTCGATCTTGCCGCTGTCGCGGCGGCTACTGGTGGGTTTGGGTACAACCCAACTGTGGATATCGGCGGGATTGATCCGGTGACGATCCAAGCGGGTTTGCGTGGTGATTACGTTATTAGACCTCCAGACGACTATATGCCCGGATTTGAGGCAGAATTTTCGTATTTTCAAGATGATCCCAATGCGCCATTCATGCCATACAGGGGCTACAGGCCAGTCACTGGCGGGATCACGTCGGAGGGCGATTATTTCGACCCCATCCTCGACAGAGGTGCCTACAAGAAGAAGCTGGCTGAGTACTACGCGACACTAGCGAGCTATGGATTGGGCGAAGACCGAAGTGATACTGAAGGAGGAGACGGTACTGGTGGTGGCGGCACTGATGGCACAACCAGCCCTGAATACGAAGCAAGAATACAGGAGCTGATGGCTAGAGGCATGACCAGAGAGGAGGCGATTGCAAACCAACAGTTCGCCGTGGAAAGCGGCTATGACCTCAATGGTGATGGAATAGTAACTAACAACGAATACGCAACAGCAATGGGTCAAGACCTTGATGGTGACGGAACAGTAACCAACAATGAGTATGCAATCTCACAGGGTTATGACCTTGATAGTGACGGAACCGTGACCAACAATGAATATGCGGTATCAATGGGGTATGACATTGATGATGACGGCACTGTAACCAACAACGAGTATGCGGTGTCGATGGGTTATGACATTGATGGCGACGGCACCGTAACTGATAATGAATATGCGGTGGCAATGGGTTACGACCTCGATGGTGACGGGACCGTGACTGATGCTGAGTATGCGGAGTCCAGAGGTATTACTAAGGATGATTACCTGTTGTCGATGGGTTACGACCTTGATGGCGACGGGACGGTGACAAAAAATGAGTACGCAGTGTCAATGGGCTATGACCTTGATGGTGATGGAACGGTAACTGATGCTGAGTATGCAGAGGCTACTGGTCTTAACAAAGGTGACACCGATGATGATGAGGGCGACTCAAAGTCTAGTCCCGATGACGGGACAGAGCCCGAAGAGACAGCGGCCCCACCTGAAGATCCGATAGATCCAATAATACCTGATGAAACGGGAACTGTAACCGCCAAACCCACCGACAACACAGGTGGTATTGATTTATCAACCCTGCCCCCAAGAATAAGAGAGTTGGTGGAGTCCGGCCAGCTCAACCTAGACACTCTGCGGAGATTTTATGGCGGACTTGGTCCTTTTGCTGGGTACAATCCAGCACAGACAGCGCCACCCCCACCAAAAGACCTAACATCAAGGGCCGGAGCAGGCATTGACCTTTCTACCCTGCCCCCGAACATACGAAGCTCAATAGAGTCTGGTCAATTTAATCCAGCCAGTATTGCTCAAAGGGGAGGCAGAGGCCGCAGAAGCATGAGCGAGGGCGGTGAGGCGAGAGGGCCTTTAAAAAGTCTTCAAGATTACCTAAAAAGGGCGGCTCAAACTTACGGTGGAATTAACACTACGGGTCAAATTTTTCGTGGATTAGGTTCTCTGATGGAAAGCAACATACCCCGTGCCGCAACTGATCCACTGCCCTTTGATGACTTCCCATCTGGCCCCATTACGTCTACACCGAACGCACGGTCCAACCAACGAAGAAAGCCCTCGTTTGGTCGTTTGGGGCCGATGCCATCTATTGCTACTCAACAAGCAAAGCCTACCCCAACAAAGATGCCGTCATTTTCTCGTTTTGAAGAAGGCGGCGAGGTGAGGCTTCAGACATCACTTGGTGAGGCTCGGGTGCCTGAAGGCGGCATCGCTGAAGTTGAGACCCAGTTCACGGCTAGGCCAGAGAGAACTGAGATGCCAACAAAAGATGAAATTGACATTTTGGCAATGGCAGTCATGGGCGAGGTTAGCGAGGAGCAACAAGACATGATCGTCAGTGCCTTTACTGAAAAGTATGGGGCTGAGATGTACGCCATGCTTAGGTCAGAGATATTGCGATCAGTTGTGCCGGACGCCCAAACAGAGGGGATGATTCGGGGCAATGGCGGTGGTATGGACGATAAGATTCCCGGTATGATTGGCGCTCAACAGCCTGTCGCTGTGTCCCCCGGAGAGTTTATCGTTCCGGCAGATGTTGTTTCGGATCTGGGTGATGGAAGCTCAGACTCTGGAGCTGACGAGTTATACGCAATGATGGAGCGTGTGCGAAAGGCTCGGGGCGGCAACGGCGAACAGCCCCCAGCAATTAACGCACGGAGAAATATGCCAGCATGAATATCACCCTAGTCCCCCCCGAAGAGATTATGTTTGCGTGGAACAGGGCTAGGGTGCATTTAGAACCCGCCATCGAAAGATGCAAGGGTCGCTGGACAATGGAGCATCTTTGCGCCGCGCTGGCCACAGGAAGGTCTCAGTTGTGGCTGGCGTTTGATGACGACGCCGAGGTGCACGGCGCTCTTACTACAGAGATTACTGATTACCCAGCAAAGAAGATGCTCTCTATGCACTTCATTGGCGGTACTAATTTTGATGAGTGGTACGGCGACTTGCTAAAAATGATCACAAGCTACGCAAAAGACTGCGGTTGCGACGGCCTTGAGGGTGTGGCGCGATTTGGTTTTTGGAAGTGGCTGGAGAAAGACGACTTTAAAAAAGCGTCGATATTTTACGAAAAGGATATAAGCGATGTCTAAAGGTGGTGGTGGCGGCGGTCCCAGCGAACAGACAGTAATACAGTCCAATCTGCCTGAGTATGCAGAACCGTTTTACCGGAGTCTATTGGCCCGTGTTGGTTATGAGAGCGCGTTGCCGTATGAGGCGTATCCGGGGCAAAGGCTGGCTTACTTTAACCCTGCCGAGCAAGAAGCTCAGCGCAGGTTTGAGCAACTTGGCGTGTCTGGCACTCCTGATGAGTTGTTAGCGGCAGGTGACATTGCGGCGCAGGTAGGACAGGGCAACCCGTTCGCGGCGACAATGCTTGGCGGTCAGTATCAGGCGCTAGATGCCGGGCTTAATTACATGCCCACACAAGGCACAATAACCAGCTCGTTGCCTACCGCTTACACAGCAGGATCATTTACTGACCCGACAACAGTTGAGACGTACATGAATCCTTATCAGCAACTTGTTGTAGATGAGCAGAAGGAAGAGGCAAGAAGACAGTCGGACATCATGGCACAGCAAGCGTCCTTGCAGGCGGCGGGGTCTGGCAGTCTTGGTGGGTATCGTGAAGCAATTATGCAGGCTGAAAGAGAGCGGAACCTAGCAGATCAGCTTGATCAAATACAGGCAGAAGGATCACAGCGTGCATTTACTGAGGCTCGTCAGGCTTTTGGTGAGGATCAATTAAGGAAGCAACAACAGTTTCAGACCGGACTTAGTCGGTTTCAGGCCGGCATTGGCGCCCTTTCTGATGCGGAGCGTCTTAATCTTCAAAGACTGCAAGCAAACGAGGCGGCACGTCAGCAACAGGCTCAACTGGCTCAGGGTGCCTTTGGCCAGTTGCTATCTGCTGATCAGCAAAGGCTTGCGGCGGCAGGGATGCTGGGCGATTTCGTGTCACAACGTCAGGCTATGGAGCTGGAAAGATTGCGTCAGATGCAGGCGTCTGGCCAGATCGAGAGAGAGCTTATGCAACGCGGTCTGGATATCGGCTACACCGACTTCCTCAGACAGCAGGCGTTCCCGAAAGAACAGCTATCTTTCTACAGCTCAATGCTCCAAGGCGTTCCGATTGCGCCGGGGCAAGTATCACAGTCTTATGGCATTACCCCTTCCGTTACCCAGCAGTTGTTGGGCTCAGGCATAGCGGGTGTCGGCCTGTATAACGCCCTTGGAAGAGGTTAAGACATGATTTCCAATATCCTTGAGCAAGAAGACATTATTAAAGGCTTGCCTGATGCGGCTTTGCAGAAGGAAGCCCGAGCACCCTCGGGTGCGCTCCAGCAGTTTCTGGTTGTCTCAGAGATCAAACGTCGCACAGACATGCGTAAAAGCCATGAGAACCAGATGAAGGAACAGCCACAGGGCACTGTGGCAGATCAGATTGTGATGGAGGGCATCGCAGGCATGATGCCCCAGCAGGGCGTGGGTATGCCCCCTCAGATGGGTCCACAGGTGCCTCCTCAAGGTATGCCTCCACAAATGCCTCCTCAAGGTATGCCTCCACAGGGCGGGCCACAGATGCCCCCACAAATGCCTCCGCAGGGCATGCCCCCACAAATGCCCCCGCAACAGCCGCCACCGGGGATGCCTCCGATGGGGATGGCGTCAGGCGGGATAGTGCGGATGTCCATTGGTGGTCAAGCAAGAATCCAGACTCTTATGGAAATCTTATCTCGCGGCGGCGTAACCATGCCGAACTTGCTCTCCCAAGGCTACACGATGGCTGAGGTAGAGGCGGCACAGAATCAACTAAGAGGAACAACGGAAGCTAGTGCGCCCTCTTATTCGGCAACGGACGGTATGTCCCCTGCGGCAAGAGAGATGCTTGATCGTGAGCCTTCAGGCGCTGACCCAGTGCCGAGCCAAATTCCCGAAAGCGTGCCGCGAACTCAGAGAGGGCGAATGGCCAACATGATTCCTCCGGAGTACGACGAAGGGGTTGCCAGAAGGCGTGCCGGAATCGGGGAGTTTTTTAGTGATTTGTCAGATCAATTTGCCGAAGGCAGGGCTAGGGATAGGGAGTTTATTGCTGGGGGGCGTGGGCGCTTCAGTAACCCCGGACTTGAGCCTGCCTCTCCGATAGTTGCGTCGGGAAGACTGGGAGATAGCCCTGAAGCGCCAAAGCCCGGACAACAGTCTGCTCAGCCATATGCCGGTGCTCTTGAGTTTGTTCAAGAAGTTCAAACAGATGCCAGCGACCCTCTGTCGAAATCTTATGGGGTTTTTAAATCGGATCAAAACGTGGATAGTCGCCCAAGGGCTGTTTCTTTTGTAGATCAGTTAATAGAAGGCGTCACTCAAACAAAGGCCGACTCAACCAACCAAGGCGTCACTCAAACGAAGACCGACCCAACCAAACAAGGCGTCAAGGATAACGCTCAAGTGCAAGGAACTGGCGCCGGTATTCGAGACTTGGGCTTTAGTGAACTTTTTGACAAGCTCAGCGCCTTGCGAGGAGAAAGATCGGACGTGGAGGCTCCTACCCTTGACTTCTCAGATTTAATTGAGGAGTCCAGAAGGATGACCAAAGCAAACGTCCTTACGCAGTTGGGCGCCGGCATTGCCGCCGGAGACACTGCAAAGGCTCTTTCTGCCGCAGGAACTGCCGCCACCAAAGGCATGCAGGAAGCTAGAACGCTGGATCTGAGAAAACGCTTGGCTGAGTATCAGGCTGGCAGAGAGGACATTGCGCGAGGTGAAAAGCGTGCGGCAGAGGATGTAAGTCTAGGCTTGGGTGTTGCCAAGATAATGGGCCAACAAGAGACCAGTGAGGCCACCACCGAGAGGGCGCTCATCAGATACTACCAGAATAGATCAGATGAGCTGATGAAAAAAGCCACCGCGCTTGCTGAATATGACAACGAGCTATCCAAAGAAGAACAAGAGGAACTTAGGCAAATTAGAGATCTACTCTCGCAATATGGAAAAGATTTTGGCCTTGCACTTCCAGATGGTCCCGTTATTGATACGACCCTAGAGGGCCTTCGGGCTGAAGGGTACGGGATTGCACCCAGAACATAATGGCGATTACGCAGGTACAGACGCCGAATGGGCGTTTTATCGACGTTGAGCATCCTGAGGGCGCAACAGAAAAAGACATTCTCACCTTTGCCAAGCTCAGCTTTGAAGAAGACCCCTTTCTAGCTTACGAGCTAGAGGAAGAGGGCGGGTTTTTTGATGGAGTAACCGAGTTTGGTCAGCGTCTCGCCGGTAGCGCAGAGACGATGCTCAGGCAGGCACCTGTTGGTCTTCAGGCGCTGTTTACTGGCGAGGAAATGGACGCTGATGCTGAGCTTGTTGAGAAGTCACGAGCAATCAGCGCATCTGTGCGCGACCGTTACGGCTACGACGAAGAATATGACGAGGGCGCTATCCCCTTTGCCGCAGGAGCCCTTGGTAGTACCGCCCCTTTCTTTGCGGCGCCCCTTGCTGGTGCGCTGATTGGTGGCCCAGTTGGGTTTGGAGTTGGACTTCTGGGCGGTGCGGCACTGGGCGTGGGTTCTCGTGAGGCAGAGTATATAGAAGAGGCCGCGAGTGCTGTCGAGCGAGGGGTAACCCCTGATGACTATGCGGCGGGTAAAGTAAAGTCAGGATTGCTTGGCGTTGCAGAGGTTGGCGCCCCGCTACTGCGTTTCCTTCGTCCAGTAAAAAAGACAATCCTTCAAGACCCTACTGCACTAGAGAGATTAACGCAAAGAATCAAGGATATAGCCGTTACTGGCTCAGCAGAAGCAACTCAGGAAGCGGTTTCTGGTCTGGCAATGGACGCAATACTGCGTAAGCACATAGATCCAGACCTTGAATTTGGTGACTCCATCCTAGAGGATGCCGCCGCTGGCGGCTTTGCCGGCTCGGTTATTGAGGGGATTTTGGGCTTTGTCCCCGGCACTAGAAGAGTGGAATACAATCGCTCTTTTGCAGAAGAAGAAGAGGGCAATCTCCGCAACGCTGTTGAGGCAAATGAGTCAGCGCGACGAGAACGACTTTCTGCTGACATGCAAAGTCAGTCCAGAGAGGATATTCGTCCCGATGTAGATGAAAACGTGGTGTTGCCAACGGCGCTGGCTGATATCGACATGCTTGCTTCGGCTGGAGAGCTTGATGGCGCAGAAGGCTTGGCCCTTCAAACTAGGCGCTTTGCCGAGAGCGCAGTACAGCAGATGGGCGACAGCTTCCCCACGGAGCCAGTGTTTCAGGTTGTCGAACTGTCCGCTGATGCAGATGGTCAGCCTGCAAGACTAGGCATCATAGACGATCAAAAACGTGTGTATGGCTCAGCAGAGCCTATTGCTCCTAACAAGTCAGCAATTGCGGAAGCAATGGCCACCGCGCTGAACAACCAAGCTATTGAAGAACGATCGTATCAAAACAATCGGTTGATTATTGAGGAGTCAACAGAGTCTTACGGCCCAGAGCAAATTGCTACATTGCACAGACTCGGTAGAGTTGTCTTGGGGCCAGAGGCGTCAACATATTCAGCCGAAGCGGCTAACTATGCGGGCGGCACTACCGCAGAGAATGGCTTTTCTGAGGGACTGTCGGCACAGTCGATAATCGACTCTGGAGTTCCAACAAAAAATCAAACTGTAGCTCAAAAGATAAATGTAAAGCGGGTCAAAAAAGGGCTTCCAGAGACAAACCGATTCACTGTCTCAGAGATTAGGTCTGTTCTCGGTAACGATGTCGGCAACTTAGCTGAGTTTGTATCTGGCGCCAATGAAGCAGAGACTTACGCGGCAACCACAGTCGACGGCGCTCCTCATGTAGCCGTCGAACAGGGCGGAGAGCGTATCGCTCTTTTAAAAGGTCGTCCAGCAACCGCACAAGAGCGTGACGCGGCCAAACAGGCCGGCACCCGTGCACCACGCAATGCTAAGTTCAAGGACGGCAGGGACGCCTACCAGTACGCAAGGTTTATGAACCTGCGGAAAGGCGGCACGTTTATCCCAAGCACCACCGTGTTCAGCGATTTTAATCTGAGCAGGAAAGAATTTGAGGCGCTTCTCAGGGCAAAAAACATATCATCGGATATCAACTCGCCAGAGATAAGAAAGCTGGCGCAGATTTTCTCAGGCAGAAAGTTGCGGCGAGATGAGTTGCTTGATGACCTAAGCCCAGAAGAACAGCGCCTTACATACCACAAAATCAGGCAACTACCACGCTTTGATACACCCACCAAGATTCCCACCTTTGAAATAAAACCGTACAACAAGTCTCAGATAAGAGCGGCTATCAGGCACCGAGAGCAGGAAGGTGTCGACATGCCTCGCGAGCAGTTCGAGAGTGCGTTTGGTCCGATAACCGCAACAAATTACAAGCGAGTGGTAGAGGCGGCAAGAAAAGAGGCTCAGACAGAAGTTGCCGCTTTGCCGTCACCAGACATGCCTGCGGGTATGATGCCGGCTACGCGAAAGTCTTTTGAGCAAATTCTTCGACAGCGCCTAGATCAACTAAATCTGCCAGACGTTGACGCCGTTTTAACAAACCTAGCCAGAGATGTGGAGCGAGATGCCGAGGGCAATGTTTATCTTCGTGGCATTGCAGAGGGCGCAGATACTACCGTAGAGGGCGGGTATTCTAGAAATGGGCCTAGAGTCATACAGGTGGCTCTTGATGCTGTCATGGCAAGAGCCGACAAGCCACAGGATGTGGAAGCGGCTGTCGTAGATGTTTTAAATCATGAGGTTTTGCACGCGCTAAGAGAGCTTGATCTTATTACTGAGGCCGAGCTTGGAATGCTGGAAAGGCTCGCCACTAAATATAAGAAGTCAGGAACAGAGCAAACATACGAGCAGTGGGCCATAGAGAACTACCCAGAACTGCGAAATAGACCGACATCACTGATCGAAGAAGCTGTTGCGGAAATGATCAAGGACAGTGTTGCTGGTCGTGTTGTTATAAATGCCAAGCCCGTGAAGCTCACTGGCAGACCCAGATCAATCATCAAGCGGATTGTTGACTTCTTCAAGGGTTTGTTCAGCGTCGCAAAAGATGCCGACGCATCCTCCTTTACTGAGTTTATGACGGCACTTGAATCTGGCGAAATCGGTCTGCGTGAAAGAGGCAAGATCAGAACGCTTTACAGGCTAGAGAGCGCAACGGGACAGTTTTTAGGTAGAGGCGATCCGTTCACCGAGCGCGACATGCTACAGCAGGTAGTTGTCGAGGACGACAGACCTTTAGCTGACGAAGAGGATGTTGAGGCTAAAACAACACCGACGGAAAAAACCACAACCAAAAAAGAAAAAACACCAGACCAAAAAACGGATGATGAGCGACTCTCTGGGATAGCGGGAATAGACGAAGTGATGTTCAGCCGCCGCACTCCCGCCTACTCTAGCGGTAGCGGAAGACAGATTGCCAGAGATCAGCTTGCTGATGACCTTGAGCAGGCAGGAATAGAGTATGACTATCCGCTGTCTGATTTCAACGCAGGGGACTTCACAAAAGTAAAACCCGCATCCAGAAGATTGATAAGGGCGCTAGAGAGAGAAGACTTTCTGGGGTATGACAACCTAGATCAGTTGTTGACCGATCTTTTTGAGACAGACTTAGATGCGTTTGATGCCTCAAATGCGCTCAAAACTGCGCTCGGCAGGTTTGTGAATGAGTCTGCTATGGCTGACATGTCTGACACAGCACGCTCGAATCGGTTCCCGGTGCCCGAAAAAGTCAAAAAGCGAAGAAAGCTACAGCAAGAAATAACCAAGCTGTATTCTTATCTAGACGGAAAGACCGCCCCAGAAGCGGCGAGAGAGCTACAGAAGCGAGTTAGCAATGAGTCGTACTCTGAGATAGCTGGGCGGGTTGCCGATAAGCTGGCATCTCTGGAGTCAGAAGGTCTCGACACTAACGTGAGGGTGGTTAACGCAGGGGATAAAGCCCCAAGCAGATACGCCCGAGACACCAACACGCTCGGACTTTTTCAGGCTTTGGATATATTTGATGCGCCCTACGCATCGACAGTGTATTTATCGGGCGGAAACACCGGAAGGATTGATTCCATCCCGCAAGCAGAGGAGGTAGCGTTACACGAGCTTATACACGCCGCAACATCTCATGCCCTTGTCATAGGTAAAACGAAAGGAGCGGTTGGCACAACTTTCGGAGAGTTCAACAGTGAAATCACTTCAATCATAAATCAAGTTGTCAGGGAGGTTAACAGGCAGATAGATAACGGTTCGATGGATCGAAGCGGACAGACTGCGGGACTGCTTAGAAACGCCACCCATAACGCACAAGAGTTTATTGCTTACGGGATGACAAGCCCAGAGCTTCAAAAGTTTCTTGCCGGCGTTTCCGTTGAGCCAAAAGATGCCGAAACTGAAGCGCAAGCGGCAGTCGAGGACGCTGTTCCGCAAGAAGAGACAAAGCCTAAAAACCTATTAGAAAGGCTCATCAAAGCGATATCTGACTTCTTGGGGATTACAAGCAAGGTGGAAGAAGCGCCTGCTGTTCAGGCCCAGAGACAGACCGTCAGCGCGCTTTCACAGGTCATTGAGCTTGGTGATCGAGCCCTAAGGATACCCGAGGGATATACGGCATCTGCTCTTGCTGACTTGGGTCGAGACGAAAATGTTGGCATTAGCCCAGACGAAATATCGTTTAGCAGAAGATCGGCCAACAAAGCTGTTGAAAAAGGCAATCAGGAGGCACAAAAGAAAGTAGAGCAGTATGTGTCGACGCATGAGGTAGATCCGATTGGTGCCACGTCATTGCAGGCTGGCCCGATAGCGTTTTCTCGTCGCGCCGGATTCTTCTCTTCTCCACAAGGGACGCCAGCGTTTGCAACGCCTTCTGACGGATTGTTCAAACGACTGATATATCAGGTGCAAGACAAGCTCGTTGGGCTCAAAGACATAGAAGAGGCCATTAACGAATCAAGAAAGGCCCTTGGTTTGTCGCCAATAACAGTAGATAAAAGTGTATATCGTGGAGAGGAAACGATCCCCGGCAAGCTGGGTAATTTTCAACGAACGTTTCAGCAACGCGAGCTTGAGCCCCTTATTCAGGACATGTCAGACAATGACGTGTCGATAGACCAGCTCGATGAGTTCTTGATTTTGCGTCACGCGATAGAGCGGAATGACCGAATACGAAAGATAAACCCTGCGAAGGAAATGCAGGACGGCGGCGCAGGAAGCATTACTGTCAATGGCAAGCTTCAGAGACTGACGGATGATTATGTAAAAAACCGGATGCTTTCTGAGTTCGGCTTGAAGTGGAATGACGCCAAGGGCGAGTGGTCGGGAGGCAATCAGAAAGGCAAAAAATACAGCCGCCTTGCAAAAAAGGTAGACGATATCAACTCTACAACCCTGTTGATCGAAGAGCGGGGAGGTCTCATGACCTCTGAGGAGCGACAGCAAATAGCGTCGTTTTACAAATACTACACCCCGCTCAGAGGAGTCGTTAGCCGAGAAGAAGACATGGCGATAGAGACCAATGCCAAAACAGCGGGTTCTGGCGGGTCTCTCAGTATTATGGGCAAAGAAACAGAAAGAGCTATGGGTCGAGAGACCGAGGCTTTTTCTCCGCTTGCCACCATTGTCACTGAGCGTGGAGTCAAGACTGCGCGTGCGGTTAAGAACACATCGGTCGGAAAGCGTCTTGTCGAACTGATACAGGACAACCCAAATGACGAGGTCTGGCAGTTAATTTCGCCAGACAACCCCAGATATGTGAACGCTTTTGAGTCCTTTTACACCTACGTTGGGCCAGATACTCAGAAGTACGGAAAGACACTTTCAGATATATCTAATGAGCCAGACAAGAAAAACTGGGTAAGAAGAATCACGCCACGAAAAGATGCGGTGCTGAACCCCTACGCTGATGAGTTGTTCGGAGTAAAGATAGACGGACAGCAGTACTACATCGCATTTTCTGATCCCAGCTTGCGGAAGGCAATGATCAACCTCGATGGCGGCACAACAAACAGAGCAATCGAGTTTTTAAATTACGCCACTCGGTGGATGTCATACGTCAACACCAGCCTCAACCCTGAATTTGTTATTGGTAACTTCTCACGAGATATACAGACGGCGATCTACAATATCATTGGCGAGCAGTCGATGGAGGGCGGTCTAGCTAAAGATGCAAAGGGAATTGTCACTGAGGTTTTAAAACAAACATTCGGAAGTCCTCTGGGTCTTGTTCCGGGCATCGACAAAGGAAAGCCGTCCGCAATTAAGGTTTTTTACAAGGGGTACAGAGACCCCAATTCATTGAGTCCAGAAGACAGACGAGATTACGATGAGTTTATAAAGAGCGGCGCAAAGACAGACTGGTTCCATTCTCGGACGCCAGAACAGCAAAAACTCAACATTGAGCAGATGCAAAGTATGGCCCAAGGCACATTTAGGGGCAATACGCGGGCCGGCCTCAACGCGGTTAAGGACTTTATTGACGATAGCAACGCCGCAGTAGAAAACGGAGTGCGGCTTGCTACGTTTAAAGTTGCTAGAGATAAGATGATTGAGAATGGTGTGCCAAGAGAGCTTGCCGTTCAGCAGGCGGCATCTCTCTCTAAAAACCTGACAGTCAACTTTAATCGCAGAGGACAGTCGGGGAATACACTTAACGCGCTGTACCTGTTCTTTAATGCCTCGGTGCAAGGCACGGCGAACTTGGTGAGAGGTCTCAACGTCCTTGACCCCAACTCCTCAAGAACAAAGCAAGCAATCGTTTTCAGCATGATTGGCATCGGAGCCTTGTTCTCCGCTCTAGCAGAAGAGCTTATGGACGAGGACGAGCTTAGGGATATCGAGGATTATGTCCGTAATAGAAATATCATAATCCCGCATGCGCTTTGGGGCGGAGATCCCAAAAAGTACTCGATGATACCGTTGCCTTATGGATACAACGTGTTTCATGTTTTTGGGGACGCGATGTATCAGGTTTCATCTGGTCGTGAGTCTGTGGCTTCCGCCGGCTCTCGCGTAGGAAATGTCATGATGGGCTCTTTTAGTCCGATTGGCGCGTCAACCGGAGAGACCATACCGGAGGCGGTTTTAAAGACGGTGACGCCAACTGTAGCCAATCCCATAACCGACATTGCGTTCAATTCAAACTACTTTGGAGCGCCGATATATCCACCAGACAGTCCTTATGAGGTAGCACAAGCACCGCTTTCTAGGCGATCTTTCTCCAGCACGCCTCAGTTCTACAAAAGTGTTTCTGAGTTTTTGGCTACTCGTGACATGTTTGGTCTAGCAGAGCCCGGAAATGAAAGTCAGCCCGGAGTAATAGAAATACCCCCTGATCTATTTGGTTATTTAATCGATTGGGGCATGGGCGGTGCTGGCGCATTTGGAGAGCGCATAATCTATCGAGCAGTGCCAGCCGCGCTCAGTGACGAAGTTGAGCTTGAGACAAAGGATGTTCCGTTCATGCGTCGTCTTGTTGGTGAAATCAATCAGAGACCCAGAACGGAGCGATATTACGAGCGTAGGATTACTCTTGCGGAAATAGAAAATCAGATGAACGACGTGCTTCGTGGCGCAGAGCGTAGTGCGTTCATAGAAAAAAACAGAGAGTATGTGAATCTGATGCCCATGATGAAGGGATCGGAAAAGAGGTTGCGAAATTTACGAAAGAGATTAAAGAATATTCGCGCTTTAAGAGATATTACTCCGGCTAGAAGTTTGGAGCTTGCAAGGTTAGAAGAGGAAATACAGACGCAGATAGATGAAACCATGAATAAATTTAATAAGCGGTATGATGATGTTATAGGGAAAAATAAGTAATGAATAACGAGTGGCTGTATCACGCTACATGTGAACGTGTAGTGGATGGCGACTCTATTATCCTGACGATAGACGCTGGATTTGACGTTCTACTGAGTAAGCAGTCAGTAAGGCTCTACGGGATAGATACGGCGGAGACTCGTGGAGGAACGCCAGAACTAAAGGCTCTTGGGATGCTCGCCAAGGATTACGTTAGTCAAATGGTTCCAAGGGGTTCTGATGTGCTCATCAGGACTCACATGGACCGGAAGGGTAAGTTTGGGAGAATCCTTGCAGAGCTGTATCTACCGGAAGTGTCAGATACTGGAGGCTTTCAGGACAGAAGCCTGAACAACATCTTGCTGGACGAGATGCTGGCGGTGCAGTACTACGGCCAGTCAAAAGAAGATGTCATGAACCAACATCTTATCCATGTCGAGCACCACAAGAGTCAGGGCAGGATGTGATGAAGATTGACCGCCAGAAGTGATATCGCGCCGACAATAATAAGCGGCAGGACATATTCTGACGTTGTCAGATCCTTGACGATTTCTTCTTTGCAGTTATCGCACAGGGCATTGCTGATCGGTACTCCTGACTTGTTACATATATAACAGTGTCTCATCCTACGGCCTCTTGGGGGTAATCATCAGGCCCCAGCTCTGGCAGGTTGGTTGCGTCAGCCTCTTCCGATGTTTGTTTGCGCGTTCTAAAGAAGCCGGAATATTCTGGGTACATCCGATGAAATCTGCGGGCATAAAACGCCCTGTAGTTGTTGTTCAGCTTGAAGCTGTTGTCAGGCCCGTGCTTTATATCCACCTCCCATCTCAGTCTTTCAAACACTGCGTTTACTGAATAGTGTTTGCGCCCAGACATAATCATCTCAAAGGTGAACCCCACGAACATCTTCCACACCTCTGGGTTGTTGTTGTGGAACTCGGTGACCTGAGAGCGCATTTCGTCTAGCCGGCTTACATCATCACTAATCATCTTCTACCTCCAGTGCCTCTTTTGCCTTTTCCAGTCGCCCCATCGCATCTTTAAGTGTGTCTAGAGTGTCAGCATTGGCACCAGTCAGAGACGTGATCTTGTCCAGCAAAGACTCAATCTCGCTGATTCTTTCCAATATCTCGTGGGTAAAGTCATTCATTGCCGTAAGGACATCTGCGTAGGCTTCCCCCTCCAGCTCCACCTTTATTTTTGTCACTCGGCGAACTCCTCATCAGGGGTCTCTGCTCTGATTTCAGCAATCTCTTCGGCCAGCTCCCCGACAATATCCATATTTGCTGACACCCCGTATGTGTGAAACCAGTCCCGCATTTCTGCGGCTGTCGCCCTACCACTCTTTCCGTAGACGTTATTGACCGCTCTGGCCAACGTGGCATCGTACTCAAAATCTACCCGCACCTTCATCACCTTGCTCATCAGGCTCTCCTCTCTTCTGCTGGTGGTATGTAGTAGTCCATTTGTGCGGCGACCCGACACAGCGTTTCTATTAGATCTGAATAGTCACCTCTAGTGGCGTCACTGCTTCGCTTCACTGGTCTTCGCTTGACACCAAATTTAGTCTCGCACTCCTCTGAGCCGTAACACTGGCAAAGTATTTCGTCGTGCATCTCGTCAGGAGTCATCCCGCAGAACTTGGCAAACATGCCACAGTATTTCCGGTAGTAGTTTTCTTGAGGCCGCGTTCTCTTGGTCTTGAGCGGCTTTACCTCGACCGTCACTCCATGCCGCGAGACCCTGTTTATTTCGGCCAAATCCTTAGTTGCATCTGGGAACACTGATGACAGCAACTTCAGTGTTTCAATTATCTTTAGCGTTTCTGATCTGGGTATATGCAGTTGCATTGCTCACTCCGCTTCATGACCCTTTACTGTAATTACGCCTTGGTCTATCCGCCTGATTAGCGTTTGAATTATCAGGAATAAGAACTGCTCACTCTGATCAACCTTCTTGGTGAAGGTGCCACGATCCGCCGCTACGTCGAACTTGTAATGGCAACGCTGGCAAAGATCTGCGATACAAAGATCATGCGGCTTGTGGCCCGTGCCCTTCCCGAGCCTGTGGCTACGGAGTCCCGTATAGTGAGCCGCGACTACGGTGCCGTCCTTGGCTCCGCAATTGACACATGCCTGATCTTTTGCCGCGTTGAGCAGGTGCTTTGATCTGATCAAAACGGGAAGTCATCCTTTTCCTGTATGATCGGCTGAGGAGCTGGCGGTTCTTGGCTTTCCTCTGGATCAAAGAACACCTCACCAGAAACCCACTGGTAAGGCTGTCCGGTATCTTGCGCTTTGCGGTCCCAAGCGGCCAGCTTTATTCTTACTGGCTTGCCCTCGTTTTTCATCGCAATCAGCCCCTTCATCTGCTCTTTGGTGATCTCGATGTGTCCGGTTTTGTCAGGCTGTTTGCCTTGCTTGTCTGTGTTAGGCCACAGACCACCCTCGCTTTTGTGATACTTAGTCATGTCATGCCTCCCTAATTTTCTTCAGCATCTGCGAAACATACAGCTTCAGTTCTTCATACTGCTCTGGGTAATCGCTGTCGAGAGTGTCTATGAGTTTTTTCTTCTGCGACCAGAACTCTCTTAACTCACTTTCACTGCCGGACGCGAACGTATTGATGTGCTCCTTTAGCACGCGCACCAACTCTACGGCGTCTTCTTCAAAAACAATGTCATCGGGGTCCGTTGTCTCCGGTGCCGTCTCTTTTTTGGCCTCCGCGATAGGCGTCACCTTTTTGGCCGGCGCCTTCTTCGCTGGTGGCTTGGTCTTGTCCTTGTCTTTGAACTGGTCTTCGACTGAGTTGGCATCGTCGTCATCGTCAGACTCAATACCAAAGGCGCTACAAATCCCATACCGCTTGGCATAGGTGCAGGCGGCGCCCACTCCCTGTGGTGTAAACTTGTCAATGAGAACAGCCGGCCCATCCAGCGTCAGAGTTTCGCCGGACTGATGGATGATGGTGGTCTGCGCCATGACAGATTTTTCTTCGCTCACAATATTCTGCACGAACGTGAGACCATGACTGCTTAGCGGCCCTCTGACGTGTTGAATCAAATCCTCCAGCTTGCAGTAGTAACTCCCCCACTGCGGATTCTTCGACTTTTTGTCTGGGTTATTGAGCACGCCTCTTAGCGCGACAAGGGCGCCGTACAACGTCTCAGAGGAGGTATCCTTTTTTGTAGACATCTGCTACTCCTAGTGCTTTCCAAACTTCTGTTGGTTTCATTTTGTAGAACTCGGCTGTTGTCATATCGCCGATATGCTTATCGGCTAAATAAAACGACATCCGGTTGCCGTTGACTGTGATGTGCAACTTAGGCGTAGAAGCCTGCATCATGCCCACCACTCTGTGATAAAACTCAGGGTCTGTACCCAGCGGGTCACTCATTCCGCCCTCCTAGTGCGTGACTCTTTGGCGCCGTGACCGTGTGCGCTTTCGTTCTGATTTAGGCTTTTTATCATTGATAATGCCCTCGAATGTCCGTATGAAATCGAACGGTATGCCGCACCAATCCCCAAAGACTGGCAGTACAACAATCATATTTTCGGGATCATTGTCCTCGTCTGGCCTGATCATCACACAGCCAGAGTCTCCGTCAGTGACAAGCATCCGGGTGTCGCCGTCGAGTCGTTCTGTAATCCAGCACTTAGGCTTGAAGTCTTTGATTCCGCGCCAAAAATCCTCTTGCTCGATACCGAAATCATCCAAGATGCCCAGAATAATTTCGATTGACAGCCCTGTTGTGATGACATTTTCGTCATCTATTTCGTCATCAGTTTCCATCTTCACTACCTCCATGCTGATCACAGAATTGGGCAACACGACACCAGTTGTCCTCACAGCGTGTGCATTTGCCCACCCGCTCTTCGACACCAAGGTTTGTTGCTGATTGTGTGACAATGTAGTCTTCAGCGGATTGACGATCAGAGAAAACACGCTTTGCACGTTTTTGCCCCTTGGCCATCACCGCGAATGTGCTCTCTTTTTTCCAACGCTCGTCGTCAGAGCAGAGCGGCAAATCCTCACCAATAAGCCTACTGAATTCCGCCTCCTGATGAATTCTGACTCGCTCCCGAACATAAGCGTCTCTCTCGTCTCGTGACCAGAGGGGTATATCAACGATTATGATTGGTGCTTGTGGGTACTCTGAGTCTTGACTCGCTTTAGACCTCTGCCAGTCACGAAGGACAGTCACGATTTGCAACTTGCTCACGCTTGCGTCCTTGGACTCCTCTACCAGCCAAGCGTAGAAGTTGAGCTGTTTATGCCACTCTTTTTTGCCAAATATTACTGACCAGACTGATGTGCATTTGTAGTCAAGCACAGTCACTGAGCCGTCAGACTCAGATCTCTGCACGTCAATCGCGCCACTAATCACCCAGTTATCTACCTCCGCGTAGAGCCGCTCCTCGACAATGTGGCCGTCTGGTTGGTGCTCCTCAAACATTTTGTGAACTGACGTGCCCAGAACACTCCACACCATATCGGACACATCCTCTGTGATCTGGTCATCATGCTCCTTGCGGAGAATCTGTACCCGAGGTGAGTCGATAAGCTGAGAAACTGAGCGGTTGCTGTGACCCTTTGTATAGTCACTGTGCGTCAGCGCCTTAAATATCGGCTGAGGTAAATTTGTGTGATTGGTGTAGTTCATGCTACGCGAAAAACTCTCATGCCCTCCTCGCTACGCACAACACTAAAACGGGATGTCAGCCCACGTTGCCAGCGGCTGACACGTTGCCTCAGCGCCCTCACCTCCACTTCGCTCTGGGCGTTTATTGGCGCCAGAAAGCTGTCGCCGATCTCCATATCCCCCAGTGGCAGGTCGGGAATCTTCGTCCTTTTCGGGATAGGGATGTGCTTGTCGATCTGTATCTGCATCTGCAGTCTCCTGTTGTTGAAAAACATAACGTCCCATCTTGCTCATGCTAAACTCCTGAATGATCGGGACAACGAATAATGAAGGACTGAGAGCAATATGTCAATCAATATGGTGATCTACGGAGAGCCCTGTAGTAAGGCGAATAGCAGGAGACTGGTGAAGAGCAGGTCTGGTAGACCATTGTTTATCAAAAGCCAGAAGGCGTTAAATTATGTCAAGTCTTTTGGCGAGCAATGTAAAGTTTTAGATCCGCTGATTGTTGATGATGTAGCTGTGCTGATCAGGATTTACTATTCCAGTCGCCGCCCAGACCTTGATGAGTCTTTGATACTGGACTGCATGCAGGGTCTGGTGTATAAAAATGATCGGCAAGTGAAAGAGAAGCATGTTATCTGGGGAGGCGTGGATAAAGAGAATCCGCGTGCAGAGATTAGTGTCAGAAGTTTATAGGTTGGTGTACAGCAAGGTGATACAGCAGGCCATTAAAGATTTGGTTTGCAATCAGCCGCAGGACCGAAAAGCCGCCCGTAAATATCTGAAATCCCCTGTGTTTTTGAGGCACTGCCAAACCGCTGGCTACCCTTCCGGCTTGCAGGATGCGCTGGACGAGATGCTACTTCTGAGTCGCACTGAGCAAAAAATTGTTGCGGCGATGGTAATGGAAGAGCTGACAGAGCTTGTGTAAAAAAGCCCCCCAGCGCGGGGGGGCAAAGCTCAATGAGAGTAGTCAACGAACCTAGTAATGTACTAGGTCTAGAAACTTACTAAGTAAATTTACTTGGTACAGTTCTAGTCTAGGACAGTACTAGGGGGTCTAAATATCAGAAAAAAAGGAGGTAGTCAACACTATGAACAGCTTGGAAGAGTTTGTCCTAAGTCACAATAAAGACACGAGGACACGATGCCCGGACTGCGCGGACTCTCGCAAGAAGAAAAATATCAAGACTTTTTCCATAACCATAAAGCCAGATCAAGCACTGTATCACTGTCACCATTGCGGTTTATCAGGATCTTTCTGGCGAAAAAAATTTTACGAGGCTCATATGAACGAACCAAAAAAGGTGGTGCAGATACCCACCCAGCTCAACTACAACGTCGATCAAATCAAGTCATTCTTCGAGGGCAGAGGCGTTGCGCTCGACAACCTAGATACACTACCTGCCATGACCACCGGCACAAAGGTCTTTGCTGGCGAAAAGAAGGCCGCTGTAGGCTTCGTGTACGGCCCCAGAGAAAACCCCACCGCAATCAAGTGGCGGAGCATTGATGGCAAGGGATTTACCTGTGACGGGGCTCCTAGAGCCTTCTACGGCATAGAGCAGGTGGGGGAAGATGACGAGGAGCTAACCATTGTCGAGGGCGAGTGCGATGTGATTGCGCTGGCATCTGTGGGCATCAAGGCAGTGTCCTGTCCGAATGGCGCACCCATCAAGGCATCTCAGCACAGGATCGATCCAGAGGAAGACAAGAAGTTCAACTTCATCTGGAACGAAAGAGACCTTCTGGAGCGATGCAAAAAAATCATCTTGGCGACCGACAATGACTCAGCCGGCGAGGCACTGGCAGAAGAGATTGCTCGGCGGGTTGGAAGGGCCAAGTGTTGGCGGGTGAAGTTCCCAGAGCAGATCAAAGATGGCAATGATGCTGTACAGTGGCTGGGGGCAGAGGAGACACAGAATCTGTTTGAAAACCCAGAGCCTGTGCCGCTTTCTGGCGTTTATTCTGCCGCTGACTACACTGACGCGGTCAAAGAAATTTACGCCAACGGACATGGCCGGGGCGCCTCAACCGGATTCGACAGTATTGACGATCTCTTCACGGTGGCAGAGGGCCAGCTCTCCATTGTCACTGGCATGCCTTCTTCAGGAAAATCTGAGTTCATTGATCACGTCATGATCAACCTAGCTCAGCGGGAGGGCTGGAAGTTTGCGGTCTGTTCTTTTGAAAACCCACCACACATGCACATAGCAAAACTGGCGGAAAAGATAACTGCCAAGCCGTTTTATTCTGGATCAGGACAGAGGATGACTGAGCCTGAGCTGGAGGAGGCGGTGTCATTCATTGACAGACATTTTATGTTTTTGGAGAGCAAGGACGGCAACCTGTCTACCATCGATTCGATCATTGACAGGACAAAGCAGGCGGTTATGCGTGGGGCTAACGGACTTCTGATCGACCCCTACAACTACATCGAGGCTGGGTCTGGAGAGGAGTACAGTAACATCTCGCAGATGCTGACTCGGATCACCAGTTTTGCCAAAGCATACGGCATCCATGTTTGGTTTGTTGCACATCCACAAAAGATGTACCCGAGGGACGATGGCACCTACGCCGTGCCAAAGGGTATGAATATTTCTGGCTCGGCGGCTTGGTTTGCTAAGGCTGATCTGGGGATTACTGTGCATCGCGGAGATGAGGGCGTCGAGGTCCACTGTTGGAAATCGAGGTTCAAGTGGGTGGGTCAGCAGGGCGTGGCAGTCCTCGACTATGACCTGTCGACAGGGCGATACAGCGAGAAGGTGAAGCAAACGTCCAGTGTTGACTATGCGCGTGCGACGGGCAGGGATTGGGATGATCTAGATGACTTCTAAGCATACAGACCTCGGCACCAACGAGATTCACCAGCGCCACAGCGTGATGGTTGAAGGTGGCAAAATGCCGCGCGCCAAAGTGATGGATCAGACCATCATCGACCGTTACCTGATCGATGGGCTCCTCAGCCTCAGTGAGCATCAGGCCGGAGAGTATCTTCTTCACCAAGCATCCCGAGCAGGGATATTTGCACAGCCGTTGCGTTACGAGGTGGGGGGTGGTGAGCCAAGCAAAGACGCAATGGCTACAGAAGGACTGATGAAGTTCGGTAGAACCCTGGCCCTTGTCAGAAAGGCATTAGGAATACACCATCACAAGGTACTGCAACGTGTGGTGTTGGAGGACAGAGACATATCGTCTGATAGTAGTGATTTGAAAATGCTGAAACAGGCGCTGAGGTTGATTGCTGATCGTCGGATGGCCGGCGGTAGAAACCCCCTGAGACATCTGAAGTCTCGCTCTTAAATGGGCGGGATGGACAACGACACAAGTGTTGGCATTGCCAAGGACAGGCGCTATGCCGCGCATCGTGCTCGATCATTCTATAAGGGTTGCTACGAGGAGTTTCTGAACGATCCCTCAGCGCAATATCTCATGACCTACTCGGAGTTCAAGCGACGTTGGGGTAAGAAAAAGCGAGAGGAACAGAAATGCAATGCAGTTGTGGTGGGCAAACGGAAGAAAGGAAAAAGGTCAAGAAGAAGGAAGTCGTCGTAAAATACGAGAGATGTGAGGCTTGCGGAAGGGTCCATATTTTTTGGAAGAAGGATGCGGTGGATGATCTTCCTGCTAATCATGAAAAGATAGGGGGAGCATAGAAGATCTAGCGACGCCACCGCACGCCGTTAGGAGTCATCCCCCCAAATCCAGTGTATTCTTTTTCAGCGCGTCAGGACACCGGACTATTTCCAGCACAATACCTTGGGCGCCTGTGAGCGGCTGGGTGCTCAGGTCAGACATGATTGCCATGTCTTCGCCAAGCACCTCAGCCATTTGTGTGGCGGATTGAACTGCCACTAAGGCGTCATCGCTATAATCCAACTTTCTGGGCCGCTTCGTTTTTAGCAGACTCAATTTGCAGACCAGTGAGAGATGGAGCAAAACTTTCCGCAAGCTCCACCGCCCTTTCTGACTGCTCGTTGGTGGGGGCTATGATTGCCAGTACCAAGGCCATCACGAAGCAATCGTATTGACTTGGATCATAGCTCATGACAGCACCGCCGCTACCACAACCAACAGCGTTGTGAGTGACATCACTGCGCTGACAGAGGAGGTCACGAGAACCCACCTCATGTCTGCACTGCGGGTTCTCACCTCGACCTTCGGCTGTATTGGCGCGACTACTGGCGCAGGCTTTTTCACAACAACACGCTTTGCCGGACGCCGACGGCTCCTTGATTGTTGATATGCAGAAAGTATCTCGCTGTCGTTGTAAATACGATTAGCGATTGCCGACAGTGATCGACCCTGCATTTTCTCTGCAATTTGCTTTTGCGAGAGACCCTGTTGAACCAAGCTGATCAGCTTGATTTTTTCTTGGTCACTCCAAGGTTTCCATCCATTTTTCATAGTTTGCTCCTAGCAAGTTGTTTCAGTTTTAAAATGGGGCCAAAGACCTGACCCCACCATTTCGCAGTAGTGGCGAGTCTCAGCGATCTCTTGCTGATACTCATCCTCTCCCACGATCCCTAGTGCTAACAACAACAGCAAGACAAACATAAATCCTTTCATGACTTGTTCCTCTTGTTGACTAGCTCATACTCATGAATGATTGTCCCAAGGGACGCATCACCCACCCACTGCTCAGGTATCCACTTCCTTGACACAGTGCCGTCCTTGTGGACGTATCGACGCCAGTGTCCACGCCTGACATGCCGGCGCTTCTTAGCTCCTGAGCCGCTAAACAGCTTCTCGTACTGCACCGTGCCACGCGGCTTGGGTAGATCAATCTCGACCACTCGCAGTTCATTGCGCGGTACGGGGACACCAAAAACTCTCCGCTTGGCCTCGCTTGGCTCCTGAGTGCGCTCTATCACTGTATGGCTGTAGTTCAGCAGTGAGAGAACAGACACAATCCACCTAATTTCACCACGCCAGCCATTCAAGCCGTGGTCTCTGGCCTCCGCGTAAACAAGATTCATTAACTCATACTTGTCTTTCGAGTCATCATGCCAAAGTCCATGCTTAAGCATTTCACCCATGAGGCACATCCGCCCGACGTTGTCTGTAGAGACTATGCCGGCCTTGAGGTAAAGGGCATCTAGCGCCCTGCTCTCATGCTTGCCTTGCAGACCAAAGACGACCGGCCCCTCTTCAAGCTGTAATTCAACGCACTCATCGACTGATTCGGCACGGCTCAAAAATGCCAACTTGCCGTTGACGTTCTCTAGCTTGCCACCCCCACCTTGCGCGTGGCGCTTGTAATGGCCGTAAATATCAGACCAGCCGATATTGTCGCCAACGGTAAACCGTAGGCTGTAGGGTGAGCACCCAATTTTGTTACTCAGTGAGTCGTCTTGATCATTCTGAGCATCGAGCTGAGGAGTCAAAAAATAAATGTCGACGTAGTAGGCGCCAGCCGTGCGTTTGCATGAATAGATGTGAAATCCTATTTTTTGCGGCCCTTCTTCAGCGTGGCTTTGAGGGCTGGCTTTTGTTTTCATGGGGTGCTCAATAGCCCCCCACTCGTCGGCAGGAGAATGATCCTCTGCTTTTTCGCCAAGTAAAATTTGGCTTCTACGCTCCCGCTCATCCCACTCAATCCACATGTTGTCAAATGGAGGTATTGCGGCGCTCATCATGTTGAGCATGGTCTTTGGTGGCTGAGAGGTTGCCTCGCAGGCATGGTGCATGAGGCTATCGCAGACATAAAATTTTTGAGAGCCTAGTAGGTTGATCCTAGTTTTCCTTGCCTCCCTTTCGATAATCTTCTTCTGTTGCTTGATCCTAAAAGAAGGCTCAGAAAACCCTCGGCGTGGGTTATGGCAGG